TGGTATTGACTTTGGGAAAAGATTAGCAGAAGAATATAACTTCCCAACTGAACCCAAACCAGTACAAATTGGTGTACGTTTTGAAGCACCACAAAAACACTTTCAAAAACTTATTGATGTAAGCTATGATTTTAAATTGTATCGTAAGTTTGAAGATGAAGGTGTATCACTTCGTTCATTCTGTACTAATAATAATGCTGCTTATGTAGCACTTGAAGAAACATATGGAGATTATAGCTACAATGGTCATGCTAAAAAAGATGAAGCATATCGTAATGATATGACTAATTTTGGTATTCTAATGGAAGTTCAAGGAATTAATAATCCATTTGAATGGTCTCGTGATTTAGTTTCTAAAGTACAAAAAACAAGTATTGTACCTGGTGAAGGTGTTAATGGAAAACGAGCACAAGGCCGTTTCCAAGCAAAATACAAAGCAGGGTTATATTATTCACCTTGGATTAAAGAAGAAGGTGGTGGTGGTACTGTAAACCGTTTAAAGAGTAAAACATCTGAGGGTGATTGGGTAAAAGCCCATTATATTACTGATAAAGGTTTACAAGAAGTTCGTGATCATTTCCAAGGATACTTTAAATATATTGAAGACTTTATTGAGGATATGAAGAAAGTATTCCCAACACTAGGTGATGATTGGGGTATGTATATCCCTGAAGTAAAATACCTTTCACCTGAACCACTGGTAGATTATGATACACTAGCACTTGCTGATTTTAACAATGTACACTTTGTAGGTGATGCTCTGAGTGCTCGAGGAATCACAGTATCAGGGGCACAGGGAACATATGTGGCCGAGTATATTATTCATTGCCATGATGAAGAATTATTCGGTCATTTAGCTGATGCTAATTATATTGGTGGATTAACAATGCCTAAAAAATAAAAGTTATGGAAAAAGACAACAAATGGCCCGAGCCTAGAAAAATTAAAACCCCTGATGGAACTATCATTAGAATGTGGGATGGAAAACTCCACAGTTGGGACTACCCAGCTTTAATACCTGAGGGTGATAAACGTAAAAGAGAATATTATCTTTATGGCATTCAACATACTGAAGAAGAATGGAAAGAAAAGAAAAGAGACAGGACTGGATTACCTTGGTACAAAAATCCAGCAATGCGTGAATCAGCAAGACAAGGAGGATAATGAGAATAGGACTTACAGGAACAATGAGTGTAGGTAAAACCACACTTGTTAAAGCACTTCAACAACACCCAGAATTTGAAAATTATAATTTTGCTACTGAACGTAGTAAATATCTTAATTCATTGGGTATACCTTTGAATTTTGAAACTACTATTGAAGGGCAAACTATATTTTTAGCAGAACGTGTTACTGAGTTAATGCAGGAAAATATTATTACTGATAGAACTATCCTTGATGTAATAGCATTTACACAATGTGCTAATAAGGTAAGTATAATTGATAGTGATGCTTTTGAAAAGTACGCAAAACGCTTTATATTTCAATATGATTATATATTTTATATTTCTCCTAAAGGGATTAGTGTAGAAGATAATGGTGTTAGAGAAACTGATGTTGATTATAGAAATAAAATAGATGAAACTATTCAAAAATTACTACTTAAACATGGTCCTATTTACTATGAGCTTACGGGATCTACTGAAGAACGTATTGAACAAATATTAAAAACAATTAAATTTTAATATTTATAATCATGAAGGGTAATATTTTAACAATTAGTATAGGAATAATTATTGGATTAGGTATAGGTAGTGGAATTACATGGTATCTAACTAGTGATTTTGTAAACAATGCTGTTGTAGAAGCTGAATTAAAATTTAATGAGCTTTTAGAAGCAGAAAAATTAAAATACCAAAACAAAATTACTCAAGTAACTAAAATCCAAGAAAATCTAGAATACAACTTAGCTTCAGCTGAATTGGTTATAGATAGTTTAAACACTACTATTTCTACTAGGAGTAATGAATTAAATAAAATTAAAAGAAAATATGCTGAACAAATATCTTCTATTGATGGTATGTCTCACAATGAGCTTACCGATTTTTTCGCAAAAAGATACGGAAACTGATTTAGTTTGCCTTCCTACTGAACAGGCTAGACAAGTAGTTACTGAACTTACTTCTTATGATCTTTGCCAACATGAAAGAGACTCTTTTAAGGTAGAAATTCTAGACTTAAATAACATTATTGAACAAAATTTAATTTTATTAAACCAATATAAAATAGCAACTGATTCTTTAATTTTACTAAATCAAGAATGTTATAATCAAAATATAAATCTAAACTTAGATTTAGAAAATAAAAATGAAAAAATTAAGTCTCTTAGAAATGCTAGAAATATAACTCTTTTAACTACATTAATAGGTACTTTAACTCCTATCATACTTAGTAAAAATTGAGTGATCTAAAACAAATAATAAGACAAGAATATTTAAAGTGTGCTCAAGATCCTGTACACTTTATGAAAAAATATTGTATGATTCAACACCCACAAAGGGGTAGAATCAATTTCCACTTATACCCATTCCAGGAAAAAGTAATGGGATTACTTCAAGATAATCCCTATTCAATAATATTAAAATCCCGTCAGTTAGGTATTTCTACTTTATCTGCCGGATATTCTTTATGGTTAATGATCTTCCATAAAGATAAAAATATTCTTTGTATTGCTACCAAGCAAGAAACTGCTAAAAATATGGTTACAAAGGTTAAATTTATGTATGAAAATTTACCTTCTTGGCTTAAAGTAGATTATGAAGAAAACAATAAATTAGCACTTCGACTTCAAAACGGATCCCAAATTAAAGCCACTTCAGCATCAAGTGACGCAGGTAGATCAGAAGCAGTATCACTCCTAATAATTGATGAGGCGGCATTTATTGAAAATATTGGTGAGATTTGGGCTTCAGCTCAACAAACACTTGCTACTGGTGGTGGGTGTATAGCATTATCTACCCCTTACGGTACAGGTAATTGGTTTCACCAAACATGGATTAGAGCTGAAGCTAAAGAAAACGAATTTTTACCTATTAAATTACCTTGGTTTGTTCACCCTGAACGAGATCAAGCATGGAGAGATAGGCAAGATGAATTATTAGGAGATCCTAGAATGGCAGCACAAGAATGTGATTGTGATTTTAGTACTTCGGGTGATATAGTATTTTACCCAGAATATATTGAATTTATATCAAAAACAACAATTAGAGAACCTCTTGAAAGAAGAGGTGTTGACCAAAACTTATGGATCTGGGAACCAGCTGATTACACAAGACAATACTTAATATCAGCTGATGTAGCTAGAGGTGATGGTAAAGACTACTCAGCTTTCCATATTTTTGATATTGAAAATGCTATACAAGTAGGTGAATATAAAGGGCAAGTATCAACCAAAGATTTTGGTAATATACTCACAGCAATAGCAACAGAATACAATAATGCTTTGTTAGTAGTAGAAAATGCTAACATAGGGTGGAGTACAATTCAAACTATAATTGAACGAAATTATCCTAATCTTTACTATTCCCCTAAATCAGACCAAGTTAATATAGATTCATACCTACAGAATTATGAAAATAATTCAAGTATGACAGCAGGATTTACAATGTCATCTAGAACCCGCCCTATGGTTATAGGTAAATTCCAAGAATACGTTGCTGACAAAGGAGTTACTATACAATCAAAACGTTTAGTAGAAGAAATGAAAACGTTCATTTGGAAGTATGGTAGAGCAGAAGCTCAAACTGGTTATAATGATGATTTGATAATGAGCTTTGGTATTGGCTTATATGTACGAGATACCGCACTTAAATTTAGACAACACGGATTAGATGTTACAAAAGCTGCTTTAGGATCGTTTCATAAATCTACTATCCAATATCAAGGTGCCTATTTTTCTACGGGTCAAGATAATCCTTATCACATGGATAATGGAAAGGGGGGAACTGAGGACTTTAGTTGGCTTCTGTAATATTTATTCATATATTAATATATTATGGCTGATACAAGCGTATTTACAAGATTAAAAAGATTATTCTCTACAGACGTACTGATTCGTAATGTAGGGGGAGATAAACTAAAAGTATTAGATTTTAGTAATTACCAACAAACAGGACAGGTTGAAACTAATTCAATGATTGATAGGTACAATAGATTGTACACTACTAATCAAATGCCTGTTTATAACCCTGCTCTTAATTATCAAACATTAAGAACACAATTGTACTCTGATTATGAAGCGATGGATACTGATGCTATTATCGCTTCTGCTTTAGATATATTAGCAGATGAATCCACTCTTAAAAATGCTATGGGTGAAGTGCTTCAAATTAAATCATCTGATGAAGCACTACAAAAAATTTTATATAATCTCTTTTATGATGTTTTAAATATAGAATTTAACTTGTGGATGTGGATTCGCCAAATGTGTAAATACGGTGATTTTTTCCTTAAATTAGAGATAGCTGAAAAATTTGGTGTTTATAATGTAATCCCTTACACAGCATATAATATTGTTAGAGAAGAAAAAATTAGTGAAACTAATAACCACCAAGTAGAAGTTAAATTTAAATTTGACCCTGATGGATTAAGCGGTGGTGGTGAATATGGTGGGTACTTTGGTGGTCTACAAAGTGCGGGGGGGAATACAGCTAATAATAGAGCCATTTATTTTGATAATTATGAAATTGCTCATTTTAGACTTTTATCAGATGTAAATTATCTCCCATATGGTAGAAGTTACATCGAACCAGCTCGTAAACTCTTTAAACAATATACTTTGATGGAGGATGCTATGTTAGTTCATAGAATTGTTCGCGCCCCTGAAAAGCGTATTTTTTATATAAATGTAGGTGCCATCCCACCTGCTGAGGTAGAAAATTTTATGCAAAAAACTATCTCTAAAATGAAACGTACCCCATATATTGACCAACAAACAGGGGATTACAATTTAAAATATAATATGCAAAATCTCTTAGAGGATTTTTATATTCCTATGAGAGGTAATGATACTACAACAAAAATAGATACAACCCCTGGTTTACAATATGATGGTATAACAGATGTTGAATATCTAAGAGATAAATTATTTGCTGCTTTAAAAATTCCCAAAGCATTTTTGGGATACGATGAAAATACAGACGGTAAAGCTACATTAGCAGCTGAAGATATTAGATTCGCCCGTACTATTGAGCGTATTCAAAGAATCATTCTCTCAGAATTACACAAGATTGCTATTGTTCATCTTTATACACAAGGATATGATGGTGATGATCTGGTTAATTTTGAACTCAATCTAACTACTCCTTCAATAATCTATGATCAGGAAAGAGTAGCATTAATGAAGGAAAAAATGGATTTAGCCCAACAAATGATGGAAACTAAACTATTCCCTTCAGACTTTATATACGATCATCTTTTCCATATGAGTGAAGATGAATACAATGAATTTAGAGATTTATCTAGAGAAGATGCTAAACGCACCTTTAGATTAACTCAAATAGAAGCAGAAGGAAACGACCCAGTAGAAACAGGACAATCATACGGTACTCCACACGATCTAGCTTCGCTATATGGTAAGGGTAGATATTATGATGAACCTGATAATGTTCCTGCTGGATACAACGAAAAAGAATTAGGTCGCCCTGAAGAAAAAGTTTCTAATATTAATACCCAAGACAATGCTTTTGGTAAAGACAGATTAGGGGTTGATAGAATGAAAGGCAAAGAAAACGAGTCAGATTCAATAAGACCCACGTACAAAGGAGGTTCCCCTATGGCTTTAGAAGCTCGAACAACTTACTTACAAAATAAAGATATGCTTAAAAAGATTCCGATAAATCGCAAACAGCTAGTATTTGAGCAAGATGAGTCATTATTAGATGAAGGTAATTTAAAGGAGTAAAAATCTTTATATATTTATAAAAAAGCCTATCGATGAAAATTAAACATTCTAAGTATAAGAATACGGGCCTTTTGTTTGAACTCTTAGTCAGACAGATAACCGCCGA